GCGCGCTGCGCTACGCCCAGGTCGTAGTGCAGGTCCATCGTCGTCACCTCAGGCAGATCGAGGCAATCGATCTTCTGCATGCGCAACGCGACGCTGCGAAAACGTTCGTTGAGCTCGTTCAGAAAACGAAAGCCCACGACAAGGTGCTTGTTCTTTTCCGATCGAATGACGTGGTGCTCCTCGAACTTGAGGTACGGCAGTGGCACCAACGCAGGCGAAAGAAAGTAGAGCTGCCCGTACAGCTTGCGAGGATCATCCCCTGGAGTGCCGCTCAGGCAGTAGCGGCGCACTGCCTTCGTCGACAGCTCCACTGCCGCCTGCGTCTGATCAGAACCCCAATTGCCCAGGTAGTGACTCTCGTCTGCAACGATCGTGTCGTAGTCAAGAGCGGCTAGCGCGTGAGATTTCGCCTTCTCCAACCGAAGGCGTTCGTCTGCCGTCAACAACGGCAGCTTGTACCTCTCCCGCTGCGCGTCGGTGATCGAGAGCTCCCGCGCAGCGTCGTTTGCGGCCTCCCGGTCCAGCCGCACACGGGTGTAGGAGGCCAGTACGATGTCGGCGTCGTTCGCGGCGAGCTCCGCCGCAAGCGTGCCGTCCCAGATGACTGCGCGCCAAGTCCCTTGCGAGCAGCGCTTTACTTCCCGCGCCCAAGACTCCAGCACCACGGGCGGCCCGAGGACGAGCGCCTTGCGAAACTGCCCCTGAGCCCGCAGCACGCGAAACGCGTCGATCGCGGTGCGCGTCTTGCCCGTGCCCATGTCCCAGTCAAGGAACGAGCGCCACCAGTTGACCAGCCGCGCGATCCCCAAGCGCTGATGGGTGTACGGCGTAAAACCTGGGGCAAAAAAGTCGTCCCCTACGGGGAGGGGCGGGGATGCCTGCGTCATCCACGCATCTGCTGCCGCAAGCCACGAGCGCTCGGCTTCCCTCGCGTCGGCGAGATGATCTTTCGCGGCGTCGGACCAGGGCATCCGAGGATCCAACTTGCGCAGGTCCTCGAACACCCACTGCGCGAAGGGATAATACGCTGGAAAAAGCCACGCGTTGTCGACGTGAACGCCGCCCCACGCACGGGTGAGGAACGACTGTTCAGACGCGACTACGCGGAACGCTGGAATAGACTTTCTGAATAGAGTGCCCTCTACGAGCATGTGTTACTCCTTTTGGTTGGAGACGAGATGACCATCGACGGCGGCGGACTGGGTGACGATGTAGTGCTCGGATTTGGCGGCAGAAATGCCGCTTCACATCCGAACCCGATGTACGACTACCTGACGGGCTTCGTACCTCGGAAGCTGAAGGACCTGTTCAAGTGGGCCGAGTACCTCGGGTTCCACTCCGCGCACGTCTACGGCGTGGTTCGAAAGTTCGGAGAGTACCCCATCACTCGATTCATCTACGAATCGAACTCCGAGGAAGAAAAAACGCGCCACAAGAAGCTCTTCGAAGAAGATCTCCGCCTCAAAGGCTTCTTGACGCTGGTCAGCTACGACGTGTGGCTCTACGGAAACTCGTTCGTATCGGTCTACGAGCCGATCAAGCGCGAGTTGGTGTGCCCGCACTGCGGGACCAAGGAAGACATCGCAGCAGCGACGTACAAGTTCAACTTGTCGAAGCTGCAGTTCACGCACGACTGCAAGCAGTGCAGGCGGAAAGCGGTGCTCTCCAAAGTCGAAGACCACAAGCTCAGGGACCCGACGAAGATCGCGCTGATTCGGTGGGACCCGAAGCTGATCGACATCGAGCACAACCGCGTCACGGGAGAGAGCGTCTACTACTACCAGATTCCGCGCGACGACGTGTCGAAAGTGCGCGGGGGCAACAAGACGCACATCAACCACATGCCGCTGGAAATCTTGCGCGCCATGCAAGAGCGCAAGACGTTCGAGTTCGCGCCCGGGGCGTTGTACCACCTCAAGATGCCCGGACCGGCGGGCGTACAGGCGCAGTGGGGCTTTCCGCCCATCACCAGCGCCATCAAGAACTTCCTGTTCACGGCGGTGCTTCGTCGCGCGAACGAGGCGATTGCGCTGGAGCACATCACCCCTTTCAGGATCATTCACCCTCTGGCCGCGAGCGGCGCGGGCGACCCCCTGACGACGATTCCTCTGGATCGGTGGAAGTCGGAGATGGAGCGCAACATGCGGCTCTTCCGACGCGACCCGCTGCGGATCCAGTTTTCACCCGTGCCCGTCGGTGTGCAGAACATCGGCGGCGAAGGTCGCGCCCTTCTCACGCTGGGCGAGCTTCAGGAGGCCGAGAAGTCGATCGTGCTGTCCCTGGGCGTTCCCATGGAATTCCTCTCTGGCGGGCTCGGACAGACGCGCGGCGAGATCACCCTGAGGATGATCGAGAACCAGCTGCAGACGCACATCGAAAACCTCAACGCCTTGGTGCAATGGGTGGAACGCAAGGTCGCCTCCTTCATGTCCTGGGCGTCGATTCGCATGCGTCTCGCCGACTTCAAGATGATCGACGACGTCGAAAACAAGCAGCTCAAGATTCAGCTGTGGCAGAGCCAGCTCCTGTCCAACACCACCATGGCGGAGATGCTGGACGTCGACCTCGACCACGAGCGCAAGCAGCGGCGCGAAGACGCGCTCGCCGACGCGCGCTCGGAACAAGAGACCTCCGTCGCGCTTCAAAAGCTGCAGCAGTCGATCTCGACGCAAGCACAGCAGCAGGCCCTGCAAAACCAAGGGGGGCTGGCCTACGACCAACAGCAGATCCTTGCCAAAGCGCAGCCGATCGCCGAAGAGATGGCGGGGTACGACGCGGGCACGCGGCGCTCGCGGCTCGACTCTCTCAAAGGCGAGGACTTTGTCATGTACTGCATGACAAAAGAACTGCTGGAGCAGATGCAGCAGGACCAAACTGCCGCGATGAAGGCGCAGGGCTGAGATGGAAGACTGGATGGATCGGCAGCAAGCAGCGAAGGAAGAGGCCCAGAGGGGCCCACGCGTGGGGTTCACCGAACCCTCCGAAGAGCAGCCCCGCCGCCTGCGCGTCGCGCACGAAACCTACTCGATCTTTCGGCCCTGGCAGGGATGCTCCCGCTGCAAGGACATGCTGAAGGATCAACCGGAGCTGCTGCCGGAGCTCGGCGACTTCGTATGCCCGCACACGCGGCACACCGAGTACATCACGCTGATCAACCGCTTGCGCAACGCAGGAGCAGCGGGGCCCTGGAAGCTCCAAGCACGCGAGTTCTCAAATGAACGCGGCGAGATCTACGTGACGATCGCGTGGGAAGAGCCCGAAGGGCCTATCAGCGAAACGAAGGCTCGGCCCAAGGGCGTACCGCGCTTGTAGCGGCACGCCCTTGGGTTCGGACTATCTCCGAATGCTTCGTTCGAGAACGAAGATCACGAACACGAACACGGATCGAATGAGCACGGCGATTCTCCTTTGATGAGCAGAAGGCGCTCACCATGGGCTTTTACCGCGTTCAGCAGCTAGAATTCGCTTGCGATGAACGAGTTGACGCCGGTTCTGACGAGCGCGACAACGCTGCGTCAAAAGCTGCACGAAAAGACGACGCAAGCGCTGACCTCGGCGTTTCCACTCGACCTCAAGGGCCGAACGCTGGAACTGAAAGACGTCCACGTGCAGGCCCAGAATTTCGGGCCCACGGACGAGTACGACGCGATCACCAAGGGCTCCTCGCTCAATGAGCCGGTCAAGGGGACGCTGGTTCTGAAGGACTCCTCGGGGCGGGTCGTCGACGAAGCGAAGAACTTCACGCTGGCGCACATCCCGTACCTGACCGCGCGCCACACGTTGATCGCCGACGGCAACGAGTATCAAGTCGCGAATCAGCTTCGGCGCAAGCCCGGCGTGTATACGCAGCGCGCCGACAATGGCGAGCTGAAGACCGTCTTCAACCTCGGGCGTGGGCGCAATTTCGACCTCGCCTTCAACCCCGACAAGGGGACGTTCCATCTTCAGTACGGGACTTCGAACCTTCCTCTTTACGCCGTATTGCGCGGGCTCGGAGTGGAGCACAGCCAGATCGCCAAGCATCTCGGAGCGGGCGTCGCAAGCGCCAACGAAGAAGAGCACGGGCATCAGACCGTGCAGACGATCGGCAAGTTGTACGCGAAGCTGGAACATCCTGCGGTGATGGATCCGAAGGCGCCGCACGAGACGAAGATCGAAGCGATTCGAAAGCGCTACGACCAATCGACGCTCGATCCCGAGGTCACGTCAGTTACCCTCGGCGGCCCTCACTCGAAGGTGACGCCTGACGCGCTGCTCGTCGCCGCGAAGAAGATGCTCGACGTGCACGCCGGGAAGACGCCCGTCGACGACACGGACTCGCTGCGGTTCAAGACCTTTCACGCCCTCGACGACTTTGTGTCGGAGCGCATTCGCCTGACCGCGCGCCAGTGGGCACCCAAGGCGAAGATGGCGCTGACGGGCAAGACCGTGATCCGCGATGCGTTGAAGCCCGCGCCGTTCTCGGACTCGATTCGAAAGTTCTTGACCACGTCCTCGCTCTCCAGCGTGCCCACGGGCATCAACCCGATGGAGATCATCGACCACGCGGTGAAGGTCACGAGCTTGGGCGAGGGCGGTATCCCATCGGATCGCGCGATTCCGATGGACGCGCGCATGATCCACAACACGCACTTCGGAGCGCTCGACCCGATCCGTACGCCGGAGTCGAACCACTCCGGCGTGGACATTCGCGCCACGATCGCTGCGCACCGCGACGACAAGGGGAACTTGTACACGGTGCTGCACAACGTGAAGACGAACAAGGACGAGTTCGTCCGCGCGGGAGACTTGAACAAGTACGTCGTGGCGTTTCCGCACCAAGAGCTCAGGGGGCTCGTCGACGCTTTCGTCGACGGCCACCAGACGCGCGTGATCGCGTCGCGTGTGACGCATCAGCTGGGACACGTCAAGCACCTCTACTCCCCCGCGACGTCGCTGATCCCCATGATTCACTCGATTCAGGGGAATCGAGCCATCATGGGTTCGAAGATGGGCACGCAAGCGTTGCCTCTCGTCGAGCGCGAGGCGCCCCTTGTTCAAGTCAGGTCCCATCACCCGGACGGCCACTCCTTCGAGACGCTGTACGGGCACATGATCGTGCCGACGGCTTCGATCGGAGGCACGGTGGCGAAGGTCGACGACCAGTTCGTATACATCCGCCCGCACGCAGAGAAGCGCAGCGCAGCAGGGGACGCAGCTCTCGTCAAAGTCCCCTACTTCAAGAAGTTCCCCTTCCCCTCGAAGACGTTTCTGAACCACGCCGTCGAAGTGAAGGCCGGGGACAAGGTCGAAGAGGGGCAGCGTCTCGCGGAGTCGAACTACACCCGCAACGGCGTCCTCGCGCTCGGCAAGAATCTGCGCGTCGGCTACTTGCCGTACTACGGGTACAACTCGAACGACGCCGTGGTGATCTCCGCTGCGGCCTCGCAGAAGTTGACCAGCGAGCACATGTACCGCGAGATCTTCGAGCTGGGCGGCGGCATCGAGCTCAATCGCGCCAAGCACCAGCTGTACTACGGCGCGAAGTACCCCGCGTCGATGTACGCCAAGCTCGACGACAGCGGCGTGATCAAGAAGGGCACGAAGCTCGACCCCAAGGATCTCCTCGTCGCTGGGCTGATGAGGCAGGCCATCACCGGCACCGACGCGATGCTGGGACGCATCGGCAAAGCGCTGGTGAAGCCCTTCAAGGACATCGCGCTGGTCTGGGACCACGGCGTGCCCGGTGAAGTCATTGACGTCGTGCGCGTGAGCGGTCGGATCACGATCTTGGTCCAGACGCGCGAAGCTATGCAAGTTGGCGACAAGCTCGCAGGGCGCTACGGCAACAAGGGCGTCGTCGCGAAGATCGTCCCAGACCACGAGATGCTGCGTGACGAGCAGGGGAACCCCCTCGATCTGCTCCTGACGTCGGCGGGCGTCATCTCCCGCATCAATCCCGCGCAGGTCATCGAGACCGCTGTCTCCAAGGTGGCGGATAAGACGGGCGTACCCATCGTCTACGACAACGCGGCGGGGCATAACGCCGTAAAGTGGGCGCGGAACTTGATGCGAGAGCACGGCGTCAAGGACAAGGAAGAGCTCTATGACCCGCTGCTTCAACGCAAGGTCGTTGGCGCTGACGGCAAGGGCGTGCTCGTCGGGAAGCAGTACATCTACAAGCTGTTCAAGAGCACGGACACCAACTTCGCCGGGCACGGCGTCGGCCCGTACGACCTGAACGAGCAGCCGCTCAAGACCGGAGGCGATGAGAGCGCCAAGGGCCTCGGCAAGATGGAGTTCGACGCGCTCCTGGCGCACAACGCCCGAAACTTCCTGCGGGAAGCAGCGACCGTACGGGGTCAGAAGAACGACGAGTACTGGAAGGCTGTGCAGACGGGGCTCCCCCTGCCTACGCCCAAGCCTTCGTTCGCGTTCAACAAGTTTCTCGCGCTCCTCGAAGGCGCCGGAGTCAAGGTGGACAAGCGCGGATCGAAGTTCGCGCTGCTGCCTATGACCGACAAGGACATCCTCGCGCGAAGTGCAGGGGCGATCGATCACGGCGGAACCGTGCGCGCCAAGGACCTCAAGCCCGAAACGGGAGGTCTGTTTGACCCGCGCAAGACCGGAGGCGCGCAAGGCACGCTCTACAGCCACATCGTCTTGCACGAGCCCGTGCCTAACCCCGTGTTCGAGGAGCCCATTCGGCGCCTCCTCGGCATGACGGAGCCAAAGTTCAGGGAGGCGCTGCGCGACAAGGGCGGTGCGTGGTTCCGTGCTGAGCTGTCGCGCCTCGACGTGCCCGCGAAGCTGCGGGAGCTGCGCGAGCAGCTGAAGAACGCCAAGGGCCCCGTGCTCAACGACGTCGTGAAGCAGATCAAGTACTTGGAGGCGCTGCAGAAGCACAAGCTGAATCCCGGCGACGCATACGTCATGCAGAACGTCCCCGTCATTCCGCCGATGTTCCGCCCGATTCAGCCCGGAGTTCGTGACCCCTCGCAGCTCATGGTGGCGGACGCGAACAAGCTGTACGGACAGCTCTTCGACTCCGATAAGACGCTGCGAACGACGGCTGTTGAATCCGATCGCGGCAAGCACCGCCAGGACCTCTACGAGAAGGTTGAGGAGCTGTACGGAACGGCGCTTCCACGGGACCCGAAGCTTCAGCAGCAGAAGGTCAAGGGGATGCTGGCGACCGTCGCAGGCGTCGGTACGCCCAAAGGCGGCTTTTTTCAGCGTAAGCTCATGCGCCGCACGCAGGATGTGTCGGGGCGCGGAACCGCTGTGCCCGATTCAAACCTCGGCATGGACGAGGTCGGCATCCCCGAACCGATGTTGTGGCAGTCGCTCGACAAGCTCATCGTCGCGCGCCTGATCCGAACGGGCTACCCCGCGCTCGCTGCCCGCGAGCTCGTGAACAATCGGGCTCCCGCCGCACGTGACGCCATGCTCGCAGAGACGCGCGAGCGCCCCGCGATCATCAACCGCGCCCCGACGCTCCACCGAGGGTCCATCGTCGCAGCCTACGCGAAGCCCGTGCCCGGCAAGACGATCCGCGTCTCGGCCTTCGCCGAGAAGGGAATGAACCTCGACTACGACGGAGACACCCTGCAGGTTCACTTCCCGATCGGAGCTGAATCAGTTCAAGACGCGAAGCAGATGACGTTGAGCAACATGTTGCTCAGCGATCAGCAGCGAAACCGCTTGATGGTGTTCCCACAGCACGAAGCCATCATCGCGTTCACGCTCGCGGCCAAGCACGTGACGCCGACGGGACCTGTCCGCACGTTCAAAACGCGCGAAGAGGCTCTCGGTGCGTACCGCCGAGGCGAGCTCAAGCTGTCGGACTCCATCGAGATCGAGAATGAAAAGCGCGCCGAAAGCGAAGAGCTGTATGATGGATACGGCGAAGGCGACCCTCTCCATGCCTCGTTCTATCCCGTGGAGCCCGACGAAGCGCTATCCTATTTCCCGCCGGAGCTGCTGACGGGCGAAGGTGACGACGAGGACCCCGATGTTCGACTTCTTGAATGAGCTGCTGAGCAAAAGCCCTCAGGCCCCCGAGAAGGACGGCGCCGAACACCTCGCGTGCCTTCAATCGATCCTGACGAAGAAGTACGCATTGCTCCTCGCGTACATCTCGTACGGGGATCAGCTGCGCGCCTTTGGTCGTGACGGTGTCTACGAGCACTTCCAAGAACACATCAAGGAAGAGCGGGACACGATTTACCAGCTCAACAAGAAGATCACTGCGCTCGGCGGAGACGCCGTCGTCAGCGTCGACCCTGTGCCCTCCGTGCCTCTGAACCAGCCGCGCGCCGTCTTCGAAGCCCTCCTGGCGATGGAACAAGCGTCGGTCGCGCTGTGGTCTGAACTGTTCCGCAACACCGAAGACGATGTCGCGCTGAACGCCATGGCGCAGAACGGGGCTCTCGCGGATCAGCAGCACGCCGACGACATGCGCCGCTACCTTCGGAGTGAGTGCTAATGCCTAACCTGCAGGACGTAGCGCGCGGCATCACGACGCGCCTGAAGAAGCGCCAGCGCGGATTCCACTTCGAGCGGGAGCCCGGCTTTTACGGCGTAACCAAGGGCTTTGGCGACGCCGCGAAGCTGAAGGTCGCCAGCGAGGCCCGCGCGCGAGCGATTCGAAAGGTGGCGGAGAAGTACGCGCTGCTTGATGAATCGGGCGAGCCCATCGAGGCGTTGGCGAAGCTGTTCGCCGAGAGCAACTTCGGCTACGGGGACGAACCTGTGGCCGCGAAGCGCACCGGGGACCCCATTTGGGGTCCCTCGATGGGAACGCCGAACGAACCCGGAGACCGTAACGGGCTGAGTCGCGGCCTTTCGTACGGAGGAGTCTGATGATCTCGAATGAAGCCTACGCCGAAGCACAAGTGCGCGGCGTGCAGAAGACGCTGGCCTTCTACGGCCTGGAGAAGGCAGCCGCTGCGGGGGTGCTCGCAACGCTGGGCCGCGCCGGGTCGCGCGCGCTGAGCGGCGGCATGAAGGCCTATCAACACGGCGGCGGCAGCATGATGCAGAACGTCGGCAAAGGCATCGCCTCCGGCGCCAAGAGCTTCCAACGCGCGGGGGGTCTCCCTGCTGCGGGGAAGGCGCTGGGGGCCACCGCTGCGGTGGGCGCTGGAGCGTACGGCGCCGGTCGCGCGTTTGGCGCAGGACAAGCAGGTGGCCAGAAGCAGGCGAGCGACGCAGACACGCTCGGTATCACTGCTGACGACGCCGAAGGTATCGCGCGAACAATCGGTATGGGTTTCATCCCCTTCGGCAACACCGCGCAGGGCGTTCACCGTGGGTCTCTCCACGGGTACAACGAACCTTTTCAAGGCGCGGTGCGCATGCTCGGGGGGACCATGGCCGGAGGGATGGTCGGAGGCGCCGCAGGCGCAGTCATCGGAAAGGGGCTCGGCATGAATAGGGGCGCCGTTCACGGCCTCAATGGGGCGCTGACCCTCCTTGGAAGTGGCGTCGGGGGGCACTTGGCGACGCGCAAGTACCTCAAGCCCCCGGAGGAACAGGGCTAAAGTCCCCCCCTCACTCCCTTTAACCCGCGCGCGGCTCTGGTGCCTTCATGCCCACGACTGTCGGACAATTCCTGATCAATGACGTGATGCCCGCCGGATACAAAATCACCGGGCAACTCACGAACAAGGCGTTACACGACCACGTCGTGGGTCTCGCGAAAGCGGATCCGCAAAAGTACGTCTCGACGGTGCTCGCGCTGAAGCGCCGAGGCGACGAGATCGCGACGCTCGAAGGCATCTCGGTCGGCCTCGACGACATCGAACCCGACTACGCCGCCCGTGACGCGATCGTTCAGCCTGCGCTCGCAAAGCTGGAGAAGCTGAAGGATTCAGCAGCGCGTGAACGCGTGATCGTGGAGACGCAGGAAAAGCTCCTCGCGCACACGAAGCAGCACCCGGGGTCAATGACGCACATGGCGCTCTCGGGCGCGCGTGGAAATCCCGCCCAGCTCATGAAAATCGTCGCCACCCCGCTGGCGACGGTCCATCCGAAGCACGGCGTACTGCATCAGTTGATCGACCGTTCGTATTCCGAAGGGTTGACCCCCGCGCAGTACTGGATGACTGGGCCCGAGATTCGAGAGAACGAGGTCAAGGCTCGAATCTCCGTCTCCGAACCAGGAGAGATGGCCAAAGTCCTCGTCGCCAACATGATCTCGAAGGTCGTGACGACACAGGATTGCGGCACGATGAACGGCGTAAAGATGACGATCGACGACGGACACGTCCTCGATCGCTACACGCAGGCGGATCACGGCTTGCCACGAAACACGCTCGTAACGCCGCAGCTTGTACAACAGCTGAAGATCAACGGCGTAAACACCCTTCTCGTGCGATCCCCGATGACGTGTACGGCGCAACACGGCGTCTGCCAGAGGTGCCAGGGCCACAACGAGAAGGGCCAGCCTCACTCCATTGGCATGACAGTGGGTGTTCGCGCCGCCCAAGCGATGGCCGAGCCTTTGACGCAGATGGCGTTGTCGTCCAGGCACGGAACGCTCACCGTGAAAGCGACAGACAAGTCTCCGACGGGGCTCAAGGGCGTCCGCCAACTACTGGAGGTCCCTGCAGCGTTCCGCCACGAAGCGGTGCTCGCGCCGGAGCATGGGTCCGTGACGAAGATCGAGAAGGCCCCGCAGGGTGGGCAGTACCTCTACCTCGGCACGAAGAAGATCTACGTGAGCCCCGACTTGACGCTGCGGACCAAAGTGGGTGACGTTGTAGAGCGCGGTGACGCGTTGACGGACGGCGTCCCGCATCCCGCCAAGGTCGTAGGCTACAAGGGCATCGGAGCGGGGCGCGCGCACTTCGTCGACGCGCTGCACCACTTGTACAAGAGTGAAGGCATCAATCTCGATCGACGGCACCTGGAGTTGCTTGCGAAAAGCGAGATCAACCACGTGAAGTTGCTCGACGCCGATCCCCATCACCCTGAGCTGCTCAAGGGCGACGTCATCAATTACAACGCGTTCCGCGACGCGTACCACGCGAGCGCTACACGTGTTCCAATCGCCGACGCCGTCGGACAACGGCTCGGGCAAGAAGTGCTGCACCATACCGTCGGTACGCCCGTCACGCCCTCGCTCGTGAAGGAACTTCGAGGCCACGGTGTGACGGAGGTCTACGTCAATCGCAGCATGCCCCCTGTGGAGTTCGTCATGAAGCCCTTCACGATGAATCCGCTGTTGGAAAAGGACTGGATGGCGCGTCTCGCGCACCGCTACTTGAAGAGCACGATTCAAGAAGCTGCACACTTCGGGGACCTCGCCGATATTCACAGCACTCATCCCGTCCCTGCGTATGCTTTTGGCGCGGAGCTACACCATGGAGCCGGCGGTGCATTCTAACTTCGAGGCGCGCTTGAACGCCGTAAAGACGGCCGCACGGACGCGTGTGCTAGGGCGTTATGGCCTCAAAGATCTGTTTCGCGAGCATCAGATCGCGCCCTCCGCGCCCGGAGCGCTCAACAAAGCCAAGACTTTCGGCAAGCACGTAGCCGAATTCGGGCGTGAAGCGGTGTTTGGGAGCCCCCTCACCGTGCGCAAACAGCTCGCGGATCGGTACAAGCGAACCGGCAGCATCCTGCGAACCCTTGGAGGTCACGCCAAAGGCTTCTATTACGACCCCAAGGTTCACCCGCTAATTCGAGGCCTTTCCATGGGTTTGCCCGCCTTGGAGCTTGGAAACGTCCTGTATCACGGAGACCCCGCAACACGAAAAGGAGATGTAGCGCATGCCCTGTCAGGTATCGCTGCTGCGCCTTTCACTGCGCGACTTGGCCTACTTGGAATTCCGTTGCAGGGAGCCGCTCAGGCCGCCGCGCGCTACGCGGGCTCTAAGCTCGACCCAAAGCCCCTGCCGCCGCCCGCCCCGGCCGACGTAGAACTAAATGTGCCCCGCCATCTTGCGCGGGCCTGGAAGAGCAACTCACCCATCCTGGGGGGCGACGACACTCCCGTCTCCCCCTAAACTACGCACTGGAGCCAAGAAATGACCACGACGCTGTTCACCCGCACCCTCCTCAAGGGCCTCTCCGACGGCATGGCTGACGCCGGACACATGGCCCCCTTCGCGAACGACGATCTCGCCATCGGCGTCTTCGACAAGATCAGCGCCGACCTCGGTCTGCCCGCGATCCTCGAAGCCCCGCTCCCCAACGACACGTACATCAAGATGGGGCAGTGGCTCCTCGACGCGTCGGCAAGCGCCGTCCAGCAGGGGATGGGGCCAACCGCCTCGACCCAGGCGATGTCCAAGCAGGCGGCACACGTGCCGCTGGAGACGCGCGCGATGAAAATCGCCGCGTTCATGATGGCCAAGACCGCCGAGGAGGCGTCACTCAACGGCACGGGTTCGAACACGCCCGAGAGCGCCGCCGCGACGAACGCCATCGCGGCGCTCGACCAGAAGAACCGCAGCTCGCTCCAGTACCTCGTCGGGATGGGCAACACCGACATGCCCGAGGGCGGCGTGCAGGGGCGCCAGATGCCGCACCCGATGGCGCCCAAGGGCCCCGCGATCAACAACAGCCTGACGCACCTGGACAAGCAGGCCTCCGAGAAGGTGGCGCGCGCCGCCACCTTCGTGCAGGGCCTCGCGCAGCGTGGCGCGGAGGTGACGGCGAAGACGGTGCTCGCTTCGGCGGCTCTCGTCGAAGGCGGAGCCCCGGGCAACGACGTGATGCTCCACATCCTCCAGAACGTGAAGACCGCCGAGGAGCTCGACGGGATGCTCGGCGGCGTCATGGACGCGCAGCAGGCGCACGGCGCGGAGCCCGATCCGGCGCTGGTCGCCGCGATCGAGCAGGTGCTCATGGAGCACGGCCTGCTCGATGGCGGAGATGAAGGCGGAGCCGGCGACGAAGACCCGGGCATGCCCGAGGATGGCGAAGGCGTGGACCCGGATCCGAAGGTCGCAGCCATGTCGAGCGTGGTGAAGAGCCTGAAGGGCGGAGCGCGAAGCGCGCGCAGCGCCGTGCGTGGCGCGACGAACAAGGCGAAGGGCGCCATCAGCGACGTCGCCGCCAAGGCCAAGGACAAGGCGAAGGACGCGGGCAGCGCCATCGCCAAGGCAACGAAGAAGCACGGTCCGGCTGCAGCAGCGGGCGCGGCGGTGGGCGCGGTCGGTGGGGCCGCCGCGATGCACGCAGCGCACAAAGCCAAGGACGAATCCGCGAAGGAAGCGGAACTCCTGTCGGTTCTGAAGGCGGCGGCGGACGGGTCGCTGAACGCCGTTGGGGAGAACACCCCGGAGGACGCGGCGAAGGACAACGCCAACGCGGAGCTCGACATGGAGAACCGCAAGCCCGAGGAGTACCTCAAGGGCCCCGGCAAGACCGATCTGCCGAACGTGGGCCACGTCGGAGCGTCGATGGACGCTCCGAAGGGCCCGGAGAAGCTCAACCCCGACACGACGCCCGCGCGCGAGACCAAGAGCGCGAGCTTCAACGAGGCGGTCAAGACCGCAGCCGCGCAGTGGGGCGGCAAGCTCCCGCTGACCATGCCCCAGACCGAGAAGCGCGCGCACATCCTGGCCATCGCGGGCATGCCCGAAGACATGCGCGAAGGCTACGTTCAGCATCTGCTCGGAAGCTGAGCGCATCTCGCACATCGCTGCGCTGAGGTGTAGAACGCCTGTTGCCGTATACTTCGGCAACAGGCGTTCGCCTTTTGAGGAGACACAGACGATGACCATGAACGGCTTCCCGCTCTCGCAGTCACCACGGACGCAGGGCTTCGCGCAGCCCTCAAGTCCTGAGGACGAGGAGGAGCTTTTCTCGAAGGGCTTTTCGGACCTCGCGTACCGCGCCTTCCAGAAGACGCATCCCGAGCTGTACGGCGATCTCGTGTCCTTTCGCGTCCTTGCCACGGACGCGCAGAGCGGCGAAGGCGTGGGAGCGTTCATCCTCAAGCGCGCCGCCGAAGTGCTGTTCGTCCCGGCGGTGATCGCGGACAACGCCGTAAAGCCGTTGGACATGGTCTACGTGCGATCGAAGGACCGCTTCTATCCGCTCACCCCGGAGTGGATCGAGAAGGCTACGTCGGGGGGCGTCAGCGCCTTGGGTCGCGGCATCGAGCCGCCCAAGGACCTGAACACCGACGTGGACATCCGCAACGTCGTCGTGCCGCCCACGACAGGCCGCTACAGCTACGCGTCGGAGTTCGACGCTGCGTCGATCAGCGACGATGAACTGTGGAACGTCTACCGCGCGGCGAACGACAACGAGAAGCGCGCGGCTGACGACATGCCCCTCGTCTTCCCTGAGGTGGTGCGGCGTATGCCGAACACCATCAAGACGGCGTACGCGACGTGGCTGGCGAAGCGTCCCCGCTACTTGCGCAAGATGGCGGAGATCTACAGCGCTGGCGTTCTTCGCGACGCGTTCACCCTCATCGAAGCGCCACACGCGAAGACGGCCGCAGACTTCCGCAAGGAAGTCCCCCTCAAGCACGACGTCTACCTCGCAGTCGCGGGCATGCCCCTACAGGAGATCCGCAAGGAGCTCGCGCCGGGCGACATGCCCGAAGCCTACAAGGCGCTGCGTACGCACGGGTTCTACGTCAAAGACCGTAGAACCGCGCCCCTCAACGGCATCACCGTCGAAGACGAAGAGGCGCTCGCGCTGACGGCGCCGGAAGCCCCTGGCATCTATCGCATCTACCTCTCAGACGGAACCAACACCAAGGCGTTGATCATTCCGCAACCCGTCCAGGTCGCGCGCCCCCGAACGGATCACCAGGAGATGGTGTCAGGGGACTACAGCCGCCGCGAAGTCAACGACGTGCCGTCCCCGTACTCCACGGGGAAGCGCTACCTCGTGCTTCTCCCGGATGGGCGCGGCGGCTGCGTGTCCGAACTCGTGGCGGAGCCCGTGACGAATGAGTCGTTCGACTCAGTCACGTCGATGCTCAAGTCGATGACCCGCGAGACGCCGCAAGGCAAGCAGCGGGGCGTCCTGATCTCCGCCGACAACCTCACGCTGCGCGCGACGGAGCCTTTCTTCGCGGAGAAGCCCACGTCGCGCGGCGACATGGTGTCTTTCGTCGCGGGCTACGACATGACGGCCGTGATCTCCAAGAAGATGACCGGCTCGAAGATCGTCCGACCCGTGAATCAACCCATCATGGTCTTCCCCCAGAGCTATCGCTGGTTCCCCATCAAGGAAGACCTGTCGGATCGAGACGTGCTGGCGCGCCCGGAGCTGATCGGAAGGTCGATCGAAGCGAAGATCGAAAAGACCGGCGCAGCCCGCATCAAGGTCGCACGGGATCACGACGGGTTTCGCGTCGGCGAGCGCCGCGAGAAGCTCTCTGCGCTGGAAGCCGTCGTCAAGGTCGCCAACGTGTACGGCGTATCCGTTCCCGACGCCTCGCGCGTGGTCGAAGCCGTCGCGAACGGCCTCACTGTCCGAGCCTGGATCACGCCGAAGACGGCGGCGGCTGCCGAAGGACAGGATCCAAACGGAATGACTCCGATGGATCCGAACGCGATGGCCGCGATGCAGGCGCCGCCCCCGCCCCCGCCAACGGGAATCGACCTCGCGATCTCCGAAAAGCTTCAGATGATCCAGGCGCAGCGCGCGGCGCTGGAGCAGATGGAACAGATGCTCGGCGAGCTTCAGGGAAGGGCGCAGGGCATCGATCAAGGCGGCGGAGCGATGGCCGCGCCCCAAGGCGCAGCTGGCATGATGGCTGGACCGGCGCAAGACGTCATGGGACAGCCCGCGATGGCTCCCGTGCCTGGAATGAGCCCCCAGGCGCCTCCCGCTGGCGGTGGAATGCCGCAGGGCAGCGATCCGAACGCCATGGCTCCCCAGGGTGGCGACCCGAACGCGATGGC